TGGACACACCGAAGGTGAGCAGGCGGGGGTCGCTTGGGGAGAAGGTTACCCCGCTGACCGCAGCATTGGCCGAGATGTTGAACACTTCACCTGCATCAAGCGAAGCGGGGGTGGCAGTCACAGCAGACGAGAAGATAGCCGACCGGTAGACGTTCGACACCACCACAAGGCGATCACTAGGGCTGCTGGTGCCAATCCCGACGTTGCCGGTGCTGGTGATGCGCATCCTTTCGGAACCTGCGGTGTTTAGTGTGAGCGGGCCATTCCCTTGGACCGCCAAGTTCAACCCACCAGTCCCGGTGTTGGCAATATCCATCGCGCCATTTGCGCCCGCGTAGCGCATGATGCGCGCTTCGAAGTCCGACCCCGCAGTGGAGTGGAAGTCGATGTAGGCCGGGCCACTTCCCGACCGGTTACCACCGATCTCGATGGCGCAATCACCCGTGCTGACGCCGTTGCCGGTGGTGAGCGTGCCGCCAGTGCTAAGGGCACCCGTGAAGTCTGCAGACGTACCGGACAACGCACCGCCCAGCGTCAGCGACGACAGGTGGGTAACCGCATCCACCACGTTCGTGCCGTCGCTGTAGACCCACATCGTCTTACCGGCGGGGACCGTGATCCCGGTGCCAGCAGCGGTCTTGACGAGGACGCTATCAGCGCAACCGTTGCTGACGATGTACGGCTTCTCGATGCTGGGGACCACGAGGTTGCGGGTCGAGCCACCAGTCGTGCCGATCAGACGAAGCCGCAGGTTGCGGGCAGTCTGCGTAGTGTTGGTGTTGGTCAGTGTCAGCGTGACGTTGGCGCTCGCAAAGGTGACGTCAGCCGAGCCGACGATAGCCTCCTCAATCGCAGTACCAAGGTTGGTGTTGGTGACGTCACCCCACGTGGTCGCGTTCTCCCCCGTGGTCATCAACTGGATTTTGAGAGGGCTATAGGTACTTGCCATGTCAATCCCTTACGTCGGTATCTGGGTCCAGACGACGGTGTTCCCATCCGCCACTTGGACCCAATTGCTCGGTTGGGTGTCGTTTACCGCCTGCCAGTTCGGTGTCTGGTTATCGGAAATACCCACCCAGTTGCCCGTTTGTGCGTCGTTTACCGGCACCCAGTCTGGGTTCTGGTTGTCGTTGATGACCCCCCAGACCAGTACGCTGGTAATAATCCCCGAGGCTTGTACACCAACCGGGACAACATTGGAACTACCTACGACACTAGGAGCAGTAACATCACCCGTGGCCTCAACACCGGCCACAACTGCGCCCGCACCTGCGCTGACGACGACCGAACCAAGGGTGCAGACTGCCGATACACCAGTGACGGTGACAATGGCTTTGGCCCCAACTTCAACAGTGCCAAGCTGAGCGCTGGCTTGTACGCCATCGACATATACCGGGGCATCTGCCTCAACGACGACCGTGCCGAGGTCTGCGGAAGCTGCGACCCCCGTGACCGGGATCGAGTTGACCGTGCGGGTGGTAACATCCCCGAGTTCAGCCGAAGCTGCCAGACCGGTGACGAGATTGGCGCTGCCGCCCGTGGCGTTGACTGTACCAACCGCAGTGGTCGCCTCGACCCCGGACACATTGACGGGGGCATCGGCTTCGACAACAGCGGTGCCAAGCAGCGCGGAGCCTTCTACCCCGGTGGGGTATATAAAGGCTTCGTTAAATACGGTGACGGTGCCGACCGCGCCGGTCGCAGCCAGTCCAGTGACGAGGTTCGCGCTACCTGCGGTAGCAATAACGGTGCCGACCGCACCGGTCCCCTCTACACCGTCCTCGATAACCACAGCATCGGCGTCGATGACTGCCGTGCCGATCTGCCCGATGCCTTCGACACCGGTAAGGAATACGGTTACCCGGACGCTCTCGTTGATGTCCGAGAAGGGAGTGGCCGAGAAGGGAGAGAAACCGAACATACGTCTGTCCCCTCCTTTCTCGGCTTAGGGTTACATTAGTACCTGTAGCTTAGGCTGCGCTACGCTTCGACTTCACCGACCATACGGCCACGAAAACGGTGGCAAGCGCACCGGCCAGTGACACGGCGGTCTCGCTGTCGATCCAGCCCTTGGCGGCGGCAAAACCACCGACAGCGGCGAGGATGGTACGGGCAACGCCGTGGAGTTCACTCTTCGACATATCAGCTTCCTCTCGGATACTCTTTCCAAGGCAGTTCCCAATGCGGGCCGTCCTTGAAAGTGCGCCAGTCCCCACCCCAAGTGATCGGGACTTTCTCGGCAGCGGCGGCGGCTTTCACGGTCTTCGCGAGACGGTGGTAAAGCGGCCAATCCCAAGACACCTTCCCACCGAGCATCGGTGCCAGATCGACAGCGTGGCCGGTGAGGTGGCGCGAGTTCATCGTCTTCGTCGCCTTTTGGGCAAACAACTGCCGCTGGCGATCCAGCGTGCGCAGCCCTTCAAGGACGGTGAAGTCGAGGTCCGACATAGCTGCGGCGCGCTTGACTACGCGGACGAGGTCCGGGTGGACCCCCTCCAAGCGCGCCAACGAACGTGCCCCCAGAGTGATGGACATTACGCAGCCTCGTCTTCCTGCATGATCTCGGCCTGTGCCTGCGGACCAGCCTGTGCTTCGGCCTGCGCACGGATGCGCTGCATCAGCGGCCACGCGCCAGAAGCGGTGGGAAGCTGGCCGAGGACGTTCAGAATGTCGTTCACGGCTTCGAGTTCGAGTTCGAGCTTAATCATAGGTACTCCTTACGGCGCTGGTGCCCACGGAAGGGGCGGGGTTACAACAGGGGGGTTGATCTGGTCTTCGATCTGCTTGGCCACGTTGGCCTCAAGCGCGGCGACCTGTTCCGCGCCCATAGCAGCTTGCACCCAGCCGATAACCTGCTCTTCGGTCAGGTCCTCGTAGGGGGTGAACGGGACATCGGGGTCGATGCTGACACCCTGCGAGCCATAGACGCTGCCGCTGTAGGTGCCGTCCGTGCCAGTCAGCGTCCAATGGACGTTGAAGACCACATCGGTCTCGCCGTCTTCCTCGGGGTATGCGTCCATCTGCACGACGGACCAAGTGTTGGTGACTGCCATCTTACTTCCTTTCCAGTTCCGCCACGCGCGCGGTGAGTTCTTTTACAGCTTCGATCAGCAACGGGACGAGCTTGTCGTAGGCCACGGTCTTGTATTTGCCGCCTTCCGGCGCGTCGTGCATACTATCCGCGACGATTTCCGGCAATACAGCTTGGACCTGATCGGCCAGAACACCGTAGTCGTATTCTCCGGCGTGGCCCAGAAACTCCTGCTGCTTCCAACGGAAGCGGACACCGTCGAGCTTGCCAAGCGTAGCCAGCGCGCCCGTGATAGGCTGCACATCCTCCTTGAGACGCGGGTCCGAGTAGGCAGTAACGTTGCCCGCAGCGGTCATGTCGCCACTGGGCATGTAGACGTACCAGCGCCACGAACTCGCGGACCACCCGCCCGCGCCGAAGTATCCGTCCGGGCGAAGACCAAGGTGCATGCCGTACGTGCCTTGGCAGTGGAACGACATCGCGGCCAAGTTGCTGTCGCCCGTGCCGCCGTTGTTCATGATCTCGACGCCGGTCGCGTTACCGGACGAGGAGCTGCTGGCATAAGGGCCGAAACGGGCGTGGCCGCTTGCGTCGATCCGCATCCGCTCGGACTGTCCGGGGCCAAACAGGAGGTAGCCGGGTCCCATAAAGCGCATGCCCGCGACGCCCGCAGAGGTGGTCGAGCTAGCGGTTTGCTCAAGGCGGAAGTTCCAGACGTTGTCGCCGGTAAAGTAGTTGCCATCGTTCGGCAACGTGAAGGTCATCATGGTCTGGAGCGTGAAGTCTCCAAAGGATGTGACGTTCAGGGCCGGAACCGGCCAGTCCACCGCCTCAGTGGGGGAGGCGTTCGCCCCGTTGAAGTTCTGGAGCCAAGTGGTGCCGCCTTTGACGTTGAAACGACATTGAGGCGAACTTGTACCAAGCCCGACACTCCCGGCGCTGTCGATACGCATCCGTTCGGTATTGCTGGTCGCAAGGGCCAGAATACCTGCGTCTTGAACGTTGATAGAGAAAGGGCCAGTCCCGCGATGGTTCAGTTCCGAAGTTGCGTTCGGACCACCATTCCCACGGAGCAGGCGCAGGCCGTAGTCGGTGTAGGTCGTGTCCCCGATCAGGTCGATGTAGGCAAAGTTGTTGCCCGTGCGGCCCTGACCGACCTCGATCCGGTTGTCGTTGTTGAACCCCGCGCCGAGAATGATCGAGTTGGTACCGAGCCAATTACCGCTAGTATCAATCCCGAGCCGGGTGCCACCGCCTGTCTCGTCGAAAATATTGAAGTTGGACCCGGTGCCCATGCCAATCAGCCACGAGCGGCTGGGATTAACTTGGCGCACCCAGTTGTCGGAAGCGTTGATGCAGACCGTGCGGCCACCGGAGGAGGTGCCGACGAGGAACTCGCCGCTGCTGTTGATGCGAGCGCGCTCGGAGCCGTTGACGATCCAGTAAGTGATATTGCTGCCGCTATCGACGATCATGCGGTTGTTGGCGTTGCCGCCATAGACCGCAAAAGCCGCAGCACCCTGCGAGAAACTCTGGATCGGCGTGCCCGCAGCGTTATAGACGACGAAGTTGTCGTCACTCTGGAGGGTATAGGTAGCCGTACCCGTACCCGCAGCGTTGCGGAACGTCATTGCATGGGTGTTGCCAACCCGAATAGAGCCACCCACCACATCGAGCCGGACACCGGGGCTGCTGGTCCCGATCCCAAGGTTACCTTCAAAGCTCGCGGAACCCCCAGCACTCTGGAGCGCCAGATGCCTTGCGCCCACACCCGACTGGAACGCATTGACATCGACGCGAGAACCGTCGGTGACCCCTACCGTGAACCAAGTAGTACCACGGGTTACGTGAAAAATATCAGTTGTCGAAGTGCCGTTGACATCGAGGCGTGCGCCGGGGCTGCTGGTCCCGATCCCGACGTTGCCGCTGCTGTCGATGCGTATCCGCTCGGAGCCGTTGGTGAGGAAACCCCAGAACTGGCTGTTGTAGTCGTAGTAGGCGAGGTTGCGCTGGAAGTTACCACTACTGTTGAGCTGGGCTATGCCCAGACCGCCAGTCGTGCCGCCGACGTTGGTGTTGTAATAGTAGATACCCGCGCCACCCTGCGAACCGGCGGCACTCGGGCCGAGCATCTGCAAGCCAGAACCAGCAAACTGCGTCGTCGAATTGTTGGTGACGCGCATCCCATTATGGGAAGTCGTGTTCGTCACGACGGTGAGGGTCGCACCGGGGCTGGTGGTGCCGATCCCGACGTCACCCGCGCTGGTGATGCGGGCGCGTTCGGTGTTGCTGGTGGCGAACACCATCGCGGCGGCTTCTTTGTTGACTAGCCAGAAGTCTGAACTGGACAGGTAGAGGTGCGTGCCATCGTTAGAGGTAGCGCCCGTGGTCGGGTTGCTCCACTGTATCTGAGGCTGGGTGCCGTTGATTTGGAACTGCACGGTGGGCGCGGTGGTCCCAAGGCCCAAGTTGCCGCTGCTGTCGATGCGCATGAACTCGCTCGTTGCGCGACCGAAAGCCATCGCAGCCGAGGAGCCATTAAGGAAATCAATATACCCAAACGGGGTGAGATCGACTTGCGCTTGGACGCGCAGGGCTGTCGTCTGCCAATCGGTGCCGTTCGAAATCCGGTTCAGTGTAGTCTGAAGCGCGACGTTGTTCGTGCCCGCTCCGCCGCTTAGACGGCTAACCGAAATCGAATTGCCCGCCGTGGTGCCAACGGCAGTGCCAGTGCCGACATCAAGACGGTAGCTCGGACTACTAATCCCGATCCCGACGTTGCCGCTGCTGTCGATGCGCATGCGTTCGGTGGCAGAAGAGCCAGTCGAGAAGGCCATGAAGTTTGAGCCATCGACCGTGATGCGCCCAGCTTCGGTGCCGTTGATCGTGTAGAAGTCGTAGGTCTGTTGCCCTGCGGGGGCGATGCGCTGGAAGGCCGCGTAGCCAGCGGCGCTGGAGCGCGACACGACGATGTTGGCCCCAGAGGCCGTGGTTACGTCGAGCTTGGCACCGGGCGACGAAGTACCGATCCCGACATTGCCGCTAATATCGACACGCATCCGCTCGGTGCGCGCATTGTTGTTCCCCGTGTGGACCGCAAATGCAGCCCCGGCCAAGACACTCTGGAAAGCACCGGACCCGACAAAATAAAGCGCGGTCCCCGTACCGGGGTCAGAGCCACCTGTGCTGGTACGGATCGTCCCACCCACATCCAACGGCGTAGCAGGACTACTTGTAGCGATCCCGACGTTACCGCTACTGTCGATCCGCATCCGTTCAGAGCCGCTAATCAACCAGCTATGACCATTGAATGCAAAGTAGTTCTGGTACGCGCCATTAACGCTTTGGATGCCGTTGTTGGTGTCACCAAGGTACAGCCGCGCAGCCTGCCCCGAAGTCCACCCGGCAGCAGGGATGATGAGTTCGTCGCCCTGCACCGTAAGGCGGCTGCTGGGGCTGCTGGTTCCGATCCCGACGTTCGTGCCGTTGTCGAAGATGACAGAGGCCGATACAGCCGAGGTGCCGTTGCCCTTGACCAGATAGCCCGAGGACAGCGTTGTCGCGCCTGTGCCGCCGTTGGCGACGCCCAGCGTGCCCGCGAGCGTAATCGCGCCAGTGGTACCCGTTGAAGGTGTAAGCCCCGTGGTGCCCGCGCTAAACGAAGTGACACCGATACCACTCAAGGAGGCCCATGAAGGGGCACCGCCAGTGTTGCCGACAAGAACTTGACCGCTAGTGCCCGCAGCCGTGACCGCGAGGGCTGACGTACCGTTACCATAAAGTACACCATTGGTCGTCAACGTAGCTGCGCCCGTGCCCCCATTGGGCACACCAAGGATAGCGGTACCCGCCGCAATGGACGCCCCGTCTTGAATGACCGCCTTACCAGCAGGGTAGTCGCAGAAGACGTCCTTCACGCCCGCCGAGAAGTTGACCAGCGCGCCGCCGCTACTCGATGCCAGCACGGTATCACGGGATAGCGTAGTACCAGCAGCCGTGTAGGTGCCGATGCCCACTTCCCACTGGGAACCTGCCGCAATCGTGTAGTAGGTTGTGTTGCCGTTGCCGATGGCCGCAAACGACTGATACCCGGCAGACGCACCCGCGAGAGTGATCGTGCCGGTTCCGGTAGTGGTCGTCGTTTCCTTTACGCGGTCAGCAAAGGCAAGAGCCATTAGGCGATCCTGATGATAGCGGTCGAAGCAGCCGGGGTCGGGAAGATGATGGTGAAATCACCGTTGGTCGAGGTCTTGTCCGAACCGAAGTCCAGCACCGCCACAGCCGGGTTGGTCAGCACCGAACCACCGTTCGACAGCGCCGACGGGGTGGTGTTGTAGATCAGCGCACCGCGAGCCGTGATCGTCGCGTTAGCGAAGGTCAGATCGGCAAAGTCGGTGAAACCGGTCGTGCCCGAAGTGACCACACCGAGGTTGGTCAGCGTGCCGCCGCCAGTGGTGTAGTTGGTGCCCGACGACGAAACCTCCCCAGTCGCCGTATAGGCAGTCGTGGTGGCGTCAAGGTTAGCCGACGAGGTGTAGAGCGCCAGCTTGAAAGTATCGCCGGAAGTGGCGCGGAAGTCGTGCACGCTAAGGAGGATTTCCCCCTTGAAGCTGGTGCACATAGCTTGGGTAATTGCCATCGGGGCCTCCTTACAGGTCGAGGATCGGGATCATCTCCGGAAACCCGGCCTCCCGCAGTTTGTTGGATATGGACACACGGTCGGAACGCACCGCTTCGTGTAGGTAATGGATCAGTACCGCTCGGATCGACGACCGAAAGGCTTCCGCCTGCTCCCGGATAGCCGGATGGGCGGTGCTGCCCACGTAGATGATCTTGTCGAGGGCGCGCTCCGCGATCTCCTCGGGAGTGAAGCCACGCCCCGTGGTGGTTTGGACATCGACGGCCCCAATAGCCCCTACAGCATCGAACATGGCTTACCTCACCGGGTAGCGGGCCTGCCCGCTGCGATACATATCCTGACGGTTCTTGCCCTCGCCAAGCTGCTTGAGCATGGCCATCGCCTCGTCATACCGCTTCTGGTAGCCAGCCATGACATCGGCTTCGCCCTTCATGAAGGTGTAGGCTTCCAGCAGCGCCCCGTAGAGGAGCGCACTGTCAAAGTTGTCACCCAGCCACGAAGTGCCCGCCTCGACGATGGACGGCGGGTAGTAGAAATAGTGGAGTTCGACTTGGTAGTTCGCATCCGGGGTCGGACCAAGGATGTACGAGTTCTCGTCGAAATAGGCGTAGCAGTACGGTAGGCCCGTGTCGCTTGGGTTCGGAAACGACTGCCGGATGAAGCTGACGTCCTTGTTGAGCAGGAACTCGTAGTTCCCGTCTCCGTCGATCACGGCCAGCGAGAAGTTGGCGAGCCAGTCCGAAGGCACCGAGAGGTACTTATTCCCTGCTGTGACGTTACCGGTCACATTCTTCCGCAGGTCCAAAAGCTGGACCGAGTTGAAGATGCGCTGCTCGGCCTCCTTGATGAACGCGTTGATCTGCTCGGTGGACGTCAACGTCACCGTGCTGGAGCCGTCAGAGCCGGTCCACGAGGTGTTGGGGAAGTCGTTTTCGACGTACCCCTTGATGGTCTCGAACAGTTGCGCGTAGTTCACGGGTTACCCCAGCTTCTTGCTGCTATTCGTCCCCTTGGTAGCCGCGCCGGTTCCGCGAGTTTTCACGGTCTGGGTGTTGGCAACCTTGTTCGGATAGCCGTTGTTGTTCGGCACAATCGGCACGATCTTGGGCTTGTAGTCCATGTCAGATGCCCTTCTTCGGCACAGCGCGCACCGACTTCTTCTGGTTGGCGACCTTCGCCAGATTACGGCCCATCGCCTTCATCTGGGCATTGGTCTTGCCGCCCTTGGCCATCTTGGTCAGCGGCTGACCCTTATGCTTGGCGCGCTCGTGCTTGTGCACCGCAGCGGCCACCATTTTCTTGTCTTGCTTGAGGTCCTTCTTATCCATCGTCATTCCTCCGTCTGCACAGTCACCGTGCCTACTTCACCAACTCCTAGTAGCGTATTTGGAAGTCCAGATAAACCCAAAGGATCGTTTAGTCCTACGGGGTTCCAACCCCACTGAATGATCCGGCTACCTTCACCGACAGACCCGTCGGCCATCAAGCCAGACTGGAAGTAGGTCGTGTCGGGACGCGGATTGCGCAGCGCCTGTGGGTCATCGACCGGGTACATACCAAGCTGAAGCTGTGGTTGATCCGGTTCCCAGCAGGTTGGGCACACGAGGATGTTGACGTTCTTCGTCTTGATGACGAGACGCCGAAGCTGCTTGAGCTTGTAACGGAACCCGCAGCGGTCGCACTGCGAGATCGCCCATTTGCCAGAGGCGAACCGATTAGGCATCGCACCTCCTAGTAGAACATCTGACGCGGGGCGATGCGGAGCGGGGCCTTTTCACGGTCCTCGTCTGCAGCCTGCTGCCAGAGTTCTTCGTATTCGCTCTTGAGCATCATGGTGCGCTCCAGCCCGCCCGGCACCTTCTTGGACAGGTGATAGGCCAGACCAGCCACCATGCACGGAAGGAAGCGGAATGGAATGTCCTGCGTCGTGACGCCGTTGCCAGCGTCTTGGATGCGTCGGAGCCGCCAGTAGACGAAGGTGTAGTAGTTGCTCTGTTCCGGCGCGGGCCAGACGTTGATCTGCGGCTCCCGCACGCCGGTCACCGGGTAATTCGCACCCGACTGCCGGTTGATCCAGACTTGGATCGGGCGACCCTGCGCATTCTTGTTCGGGATCGTCGAGTAGGTATCGACACTGATCCGGCTGATGTTGATGTCGGTTTGCGCCTGCCCGGTCTGGGTGCGGATCACGTGGTCGATCAGGTCAATGGTATCCGCAGGTAGATCGTAGGTGATCTGTCCCTGCACCAACGGGATACTCCCCTGTTCGATAGTCCATAGGTTGATGCCCCGGTTAGCCCACTCAATCGTCAGGAGGTTGAGGCTGCGCCGGGCAGTGCGCAAGTCGTAGCCAGTACGAAGCTCGGCACCGCAACGCTCGAACGCTTCCTCAACAAGCTCGTTGAGGTTCATGTTGAAGGTAGTGGTGCCGCTCGTGGTCATCTGTATCTCGCCGTCTTTTTGGCGATGGTCTTGGGCTGCTTCACGAACTGCTTGCCCTTAGCCATGCCTTCTCGCTTGGCCTTCGTTGTAGCAGCGTATTCGGAAGAAGTCAGTGCCTGTCGCGCTTTCTTCGGGAGGTATCGCTCCCCGGTCGCCTTGGGGCCTTGGGTTGAGGGTTTACCGGACTTGGTACCCCACTCTTCCTTCGTCCACTTGGACAGCGATTGCTGGGCCTTGGTCTTGGGGCCGGAGTATCCGCCCCCGGACTTCTTGTACCGTTGGGTCGCAAGCTGGGCTTTGCGGGCAGACCACTGGCCGGGCTTGCCGCCTTTGTCGCTGGCCTTCACGGCGGCGACAATGCGCTTCCACTTGCCCTCGTCTGTCCGCGCCACCTTACTTCCCCTTCTTGAAGCCCTTCAAGACCTGCGCAAACCGGGCACGCTGGCCCAGTTTGCCGGGAGCCTTTGCCGCCTTGGCGAGCGTCTTGGCGGGGATTTTTTGCCCCTTCTTGACGCCGAGCGCGGCGCGCAGGGCACCGGGCTTCTTAATGGCCTTCTTGATGTCCAGCTTACCGCCTTTGGCGTACATGGCCACATCGTCGGGGTTGTCCTTCCGACGGATGATCTTCTTCCCCGGCATCTTCGACGCCCGGATGTCGCCCATACCCCGCGAAGCGCGCATTACATGCACTTCCCGCCGCCAGCGAGCATCTTGCCCTTGGTCTTACCCTTCTTGGCGATGCCGTCAGCACGAGCCGAAGCCGAGCCGCCCTTGGCGTACTTCGGCATCGCACGGCCCTTGGCGTCAGCCGACTTGTTCATCATGGCCTTACCGGCCTTGGTTGCCTTCTTCATCGTCTTGCCTCCTTTGGCGTAGGGGGTGGCCTTCTTCGCCGCCTTGCTGGCGTCCTTGGCCGCTTCGGCGTTACGACGCCGCATCTCTTCGAGGAACTTCTTGCGCTCCGGGGTCAGCGGCACGGTGTCGGGACCCCCAGTGATCGGTTCACGCATGCGCGGATCGCTCGCCTTGGGCTTGGCCGTGGGGCCACCGGAACCAAACTTTTTGCTCTTCATCTCATCAGCCCTTTCTGAACTCGTCGAGCTTGTCCTCAAGGCGCTTGAAGGCGCTGTCGAACCGCTCCCCCAGTTTATCGACCGTGATATTCATCTCGGCCCGAGTAACATGGTCTCGTGCGATCTCCTCACGGGTCTTGTTGAGCAGGATCGTGATCCTGTCCAACTCGTCGAACTTCCCTTTAATGAGGAAGCCCATAACCGCCACGATACCGCTCAAAATGACGTTCCATACCATCATTTCCATCTTAGCAGTTCCACGCCCTCAATGACTTGTTGATCCGGCTGTTCGGATCGTTTGCGGTTTTCGAGGACGTCAGCTTCGACTTCATCCCCTTCATGCGCGAGCAGAAGGACTTCCGACGGGAAGCGTCTTTCTTCGTTTTCGGATTGGGTGCCGGTGGCTTGAGGTTCATCCCCTGCTTCTTGGCCGACGCACGCCCTTTGGCGTTGAGGCCACCCTTGGGGTTCTTACCTTCCTTCCGGGTCCAAGCAGGAGACTTAGCCATCAGACCATCTTCCCCTTGGTCTTGCCCTTCTTGCAGCAGCCGTCGGCGCGCTTCGAGGCCGAGCCGCCCTTGGCGTACTTCTTGACCTTGCCGCCGCGCTTCATACCAGCGCCAGTTTCGACTTCCGCAGCTTCGGCAACCATACCGGGCTTTTTGCCCTTCTTGCCCTTGATCGCATCAACCGCCAACAGAGCCGGACTAAGATTGCGCAACCCGCTAAACAACCCTTGGCCGCTAACCGCCCCGTACAGCGGGGAGATCGAGCCAAGCACCTTGTCGATTTTTGCCATCTCGACCTCCTTAACCGTAGAAGATGGTGATCGCGGCGACGTCGGTGAGCGTGCCGTACAGACCATTCTCTGCCAGAATACCCTGATCGGGCACGGGGATATAGAAATCACCCGTGTCGGCAGCGGCGGAAGTGTTCAACGTGAACAGGATGTCGCCACCCGACGACCCGTCGCGCACCACCACAGTGCCCGCCGTTGCGCCATTCTTGACGTAGATACCCTTCACGCGGGTACGGAACGTGCAGTTTGCATCGCTCTGGGTCTTGAACACGCCAGTTGCGGTCAAAGGCTTGGTGACCTTGACGTCAGTTTGCATAGCCATAAGCCAGCCCTCCTATGGATCAGGATTAGGTGGCGCTGATGGCAGCAAGCGTATCGCAGCGGAGCCAGTTCGTGCCGTTCGAGAAAGCCACAACCGGGCTGCCAGCAGCGCCGTTCGAGACGTAGATCAGCGTGCGAGCGTTGGCCGAGGCCGAGGGGACACCAGCGACGGTGTAGGTCGGGAGAGTGACAGCGCCGGTCACGTTGCCGGTGACATTGCCGACCACGTTGCCGGTGAAGGTGCCTTCAAAGCCATTGTCCGAAGCAACCGGACCCGAAAAAGTAGTGCGAGCCATTATTGGCCTCCTGTGTAGTAGCACATCCTCGTACCGTCTCTACTAAGTCCGCTAGGTCGGTCGGTACGAGTGGTTAATCCTAGTTGCGTACGTGTACCACGCACAAAGAAAGAAGGGAAGGAGTTTTACCTCCTTCCCTCCCCCCTGTTTCCTTAGGCAGCGCCTTCGGAACCGTACATGCCCAGCGGGTCAGACCAGCCGAACGAGTAACGCTCGCGAGCCTTGTAGCGGACGTTCCCGGTGTCGAAGTCACCGTCCATCGACGTAGCCATCGGCGTACGAACGAAGTGCTTCAGACCGTTCGGCACATCGGTGGTCAGGAACCACGCATCCGTGTCGGTCAGGAAGTGGTTGACGGTGTAGCCTTCCGGGATCGAGCCGTTCGACTTCAGAGCGTTGATGTCGTTGTCGGCAGTCGAAACGCGCAGTTCGGTTTCGAGCAGACGAGTAGCAACGAACATCAGGCTCGGCGGGACCACCAGCTTGCGCGGCTTGGCTGCGATCAGCAGGCCACGTTCGTCGGTCCAGCCAGCGATCTGAATGACAGCCGCTTCAAGCGACGTTTCGTTCAGGTCAGCCGGGGTGCTGGGGACGTTCGAGTTGGTGCCACCCGAGACCAGCGGGTGAGCGTTCGAGAACAGCGGCTGTCCGTCGCCACCGGGGTAGTCGGTGTCGAAGCCGTTGTTCAGGACCGCAGCAGCCTTGGTCTGCTTGGTGTAAGCCATCGCACGGGCGAGGGCCTTGGTGTACCGCGACGACAGGCTGTCGTACAGGTTGTCTTCGATGGCTTCTTCCGTGAGCGAGAACCCGAGGGCAATCGTCTCATGGTTGTAGCGAGCCGTGAAGACTTCCTGTGCGTTGTCGTACGCGATGGCACTGCCTTCGTTCTTAACCGGAGCAGCCGAGAAGCCCGACAGCTTGGTTTCTTCTTCGAACGAACGCTCGGAGCTTTCGGTTTCGAAAATCTCCTTATGCTCTTCACCGTAACGGGCGTACTCAAGGCCGAACAGGGCGTTGAGGCCGGGCAGAAGCTCCTTCAGAAGCTGTGCGCGTGAAATTGCCATTGTTCAGTCTCCTTAGACGCCAGTCGGGTTGAGATACTGGTGCATGCCCTGGTTCCACTTGACGATCACCTCGGTGTAGTTGCCGGGGTTGCCCGCCTGTGCGGTTTCCGGCACGACGTCGATGACGCGGACCGGCAGGGTGTTGGTCGTCGCGGTGTTGTCATCGACAGCGACCCGCGAGTTACCAGTGATGGTGTTGCCAGCGTTCTGGACCAGAGCGGCGTTGTTACCCACAGCAGTGCGGGTGACGAAGCCAATGGTGGTGCCAGACGAGACCACAGCGACCTTGAACAGCGCATCCGGGTCGTCAAGCACGTAGGCCACGATGTCCGTGGCGACCGTGTTGGCCGGGTAGTACTGACGGAAGGTCTTCCCGAACACCGGATCGGTGTACGAGCAGCCGAGGAAAACGCCGACCGGGGTGGCGGTGGAAGTACCGGTGTCCTTAGCCAGAGTACCGGTGTCCACGAGCTTCACAACGTCGCCATAGAAGATCGACGTATCGTAGCCCGAGACAATCGGGATTTGGCGGGTGGCACCAGCAAACACCTGACCGCCGATCAGGTTGATCGGAAGAAGCCCATAGGGGGCCGAAACAGTAGGATATGCCATTCTAAGCTCCTAGCTTATCTGCCTTTGCCGAACGATGTCGAAGACTTCTTCTCGCGGAAGAGAGGCATCCGAGCATCGTTTTCTCGCATGAAGTTGTTGTCCACGCTCTCCATCTGGGCCTGATTTTTCTGCGAGAAGTAGTCCTTCCGCTGGATCATCATTTCCGTAGGGATTTTGCAGAGCAACAGTCCTGCGACTTCGATGTTGTCCTTGAACCGGCTGTCGGGATCGACCAGCATCCGAAACTGCGGCTGCTCTTCGATACGGACCGGCTCCCAACCTTCCCGGAGTTTGGCCGAGACGTTGCGCGGGTCGGACTGACCCAGCGTGGTGACACGAACCCACCGATACGAGTAGCCGGGCTGCTTGTCGGGTTCGGGCAGCGTTGACGCTGGTTGCCAAACCTTCGGGCGCTCCGCTTCTACGCGGGTGTCAAGTTCACGTGCGAGGCGAGTTTCTGCCATTGTTAACGCTCCATCTTCATGAGTTCACGAGCATACTGCTCGGGGGTCAGACCCAGCTTTTTCGCAATGGCGATCTGGGACTGCTTGAGTACGATCTTCTTGGCGGATGTACTGCGAGAAGCGGGTGCGACTACGTTAGCAGGCTTAGTCTCGGCGCGAGAAGACTTGCCGGTGGACGCTTTCTCTTCCCCGAAATATTCCGGGAAGCGACGGCGCATCGTTGTGTCGATGGCGCTCCAGTATTCGTCGGTACCCACAAACTGCGGGCCACGTTCGCGTTCGAGCTTCTGGTGAAGCCCGAGAGCCGAGGCCGTCATCTCCGGGTCCGTTCCCCACCACGTATTGCGCTCTTGCCACGCTTGCGTCTTGGCGTCCGGCTGCGGAATAGCCACAGGCTGTTGAGGAGTTTGTACCTCAGTCGTTGCACCTTGTAAAGTAGGACGATACGCAGCAACCTGCTGCAGCTTATATTGCGCTGCCGACAGCTTCTCCTGCGCCTCAAGCACCTTGTCGGTATCACCCGCTTCGTAGGCATCGCGATAGGCCCGGCGCGCTTCGGCCAGTTCCATCTCGGCGTTCTGCTTGTAGGTGCCGACAAGCTCCTGCTCACCCTGCGACAGCGTGCGCCGAAGCTGTTCGGCCTCCTGACGGTACCGCTGGGCAGCAGCCAAAGCCTCGTTCTGTTCACGCATCAACCGCTCTTTTTCACGGCGTTCGTCGTGCCAGACCTTCTTCATCTGCTTGAGGCGAACCTTGACCTTCTCGGAATACTCTTCGAGTTCGTCAGCTTCGAGTTCGGCCACCAATTCGGCGGGCATCGGTTCACGGCCCCGGTCTTCCTCCGGGGTATCGTCCTCGACCTCGATCTCGGGCTTGGTGCCAACTTCATCACCTTCGATCTCGAAATCGAAGTCGTCGTCATTCGGCTTCGTAGCCATATCTACCTCCCTTACGCTCTGGAAATGCCACGGGGGTCTTCGACCACCGCTTCGACACTATCGTCATTGATGATGCGGAACTCGCGTCCATGTATCTTCACCCGGCTCCCGGCATGGGGGCGCGTGAGGATAAAGTCGCCTTCTTTGCACCAAGGACCGCTCGGGAACCGCTTCTCATCCTTGTAGGCATCGGGGCCAATCTTGATGACGAAAAGGACCGGGGTCGTCAGTTCTTCGAACTGCTTGGTCATGTCGGCCTTGTAGACGCCGCCTTCGGTCTTCTCCTCGACGTCTGGTACTCCGCATAGGATGCGGTAGCCCGACGGGTCAGGGAGCATCTTGGCGCGCTCTTCAATGGGGACTTCGGGTTCTGCGGGTTCGGACTTGAGGACTTTGCCGTTCAGTCCGACGAGGGCGGGTTTGGCCGCACCAATGATGTCAGTCATCGTCTCTTTCCATGCGTTGCGCGGTCTCTATGATGATGTTGTTCGCCATCAGAAGCCCACGGTATCGGCCACACGCGAACTTATATTCGCCGTGGTCCTTGGCTGTACCCAAGGCGAGGTCACCCTCGATCAGCTTGAGTTCTTCTTGGAGTTTACCCGATAGGTATTTCAGTAGATCATCGGCCATCACTCTTCCTTAGGTGGCTGGGTTGGGGAAACAGGGGTCTCCGGTTGCGCCCGGTCAAGTTGGTCACGGGCGATTTCGACGCCGAGCCGAAGCCCAGCCTCTTGCTGTTTGGCGGACAGGTTGGCCTTGTCCGTCGCAATTTTGACGCCAGCGTTGAGGCCAGCAATTTCCTTCTGAGCGGCGATGCGGGCCTGCTCGATCTCGATCTGGTCGTTCTTGGCGGCAGCGTCGATGGCGAGCTTCTGCGCCTTGATCTGCAGTTCCTGCTTCTTGAGTTCGAGTTCCTGCATCTGCATCTGCACGATGGGGTCTTGGGCCATCTGCTGGTTCTGCTGGGCCTGTGCCTCGGCTTTCTTCTTCTGAAGAAGCTGCTGGGCTGCGGCGGCAGCGAGACGCGAGATGGCAAGCTCGGTCTGCTCGTCCATATCGGTGTTGGGCGGTGGCAGCGGGACGCCAGCCTGCTCCTCGATCTGATTGCGATAGGCGAAGGCCAGATGCTCTTGGATGTGAGCGGCCATAGCCGCCTGCATCGCCTGCGCGTTGGGCGACTGGCCGATCATCGCCGCCAACTGCGGGTCTTGGATCGCCGCCATGTGCACCGCGATATGGGCCTCGTGGTCTTGGTAGATGAACGCCTTCACGGGCTTGCCGTTGATGATGTCCATGTTCTCCGACACCGGATCACGCGGCTTCATGCTGTCGTCGTCCTTCATCGGGACGAGCTTGGCGGCGTTCTTGATGCCCAACACTTCGAGCATCTGGCGGTGCAGGTACGGTAGGTCGTAAAGCTGCGGCGCACCCTGCGCCAACTGCATCACGGCTTGGTACTGCACGATCTTCTGCGACATGGTTGCCGCGTTGGGGTCCGACACCGGGATGACGTCCACGCTGTCGTAGTCGGACTTCTTGGCCTTGGGCGAGCCTTCTTCCGGCTCGTAGGTGTACTCGTCCGGGGTGTAGTCGCGGATGATGGCCTTCAGGAGCTTGAACTCCTGCCGCATCGCGTAGTGGACGCGGGCCTGCACAGCCGACATCACCTTGAGCGTGCGCTCAAGGATTGCCAGCGTGGTGCCCACCGGGGCCTGCGCCGACATATCGCTGATCTTCATATCCGCAGCCGAGGCGAACCGACGCCCTTCCTCGACGATGGTATTGAGCAGCGAGTACAGGACTTGGCTCGGCTCCTTGTACGGGAGCGGCATGATGTTGTCGCGCATCGTGCCCGATGCCACATCGACGTCTCGCCACTCGGCGGGCGCGATGGGGGTGTCGTCACCCTTGACCCGAAGACCCTTGGTCTTGAAGCCGCCCGGCAGGTTCGACAGCGTACCCGCATCGACCAACTGGCGGATGAGGCTGGTGCCCGACTTGGCGAAAGCGCCGATCAGGTGGATGAGGCCGAAGGCGTAGAAGCCGAAACCGGGGACGTACGAGTAGTGTACGAAGTGGTTGCGCTTGGCC